AAGCCGGGAGCGGCGACACTAGCAGAGGCTCCGGCACGAGCCACTCCGGCCCCAGCGGATCCGGCGGCTTTATCCGTGGCAGCAAACAACCCAGCTATCAAAGTAAATGGCACCGCCAATAGTTTCACGGCACCAACAAAAGCTGCAATCGATTTAACTACTGCAAAAAAAGCAACGCCCATTGCAATCACTTTTATAACCCCGCTCTCAGCTATGATCCTAATAAAGTCTGTTGTATTCTCTATTAGAGGTCCCAAGCCGATGACAACATTTTCTATTGCTACCTTAAATTTTTGCATCGCAGTTGTCATTGACTCTGCTCTTTCGTCAATACCTTTTTGTTCTCGTTGGTATTTTCTTAGCGCTACTGGGTCTCCAAACATTCTTCGGGCCATATCAACATCAACACCCATCGCTCGTGCAATTGCTTGTTTCTCACGACGGTCCATATCATCAAAGTTTTTGCCTCGCATCTGGAACTCATTCCTGAGGATCTTAATTCTGTCTGCCTCTGAAGCAGCCATAAGTTCTACAGAGTTTAATCTAAGTCCGATCTGGGCATTTAGGCGACCCGCAATATCAGCCGCACCTTCGAAAGTATCGAAAAGATCTGCCATGGCAAACGCCTCTTGGACCCCCATACCCATTTTACGAGCTTCTTTGGCAAGTTCTTTAAATTGTTTTGTGCCTAGTTTGCCGTACTTCGCCAGAGAGCCACTCAAAGCATTGAAGTCCCCTATCAACTGACTAGCAGGAAGACCCAGACTCTGCCCAAGTCTGTCAAACTCAATAGCCGCATTACTAGCCGACGAAGTACTTAATCCCATTCCTCGTGTTAAAGCGTCTAACGCTTGCCCAGTAGTAGCAGCGTCAACTCCCATAGCAGACAGCAACGCTGTCGTCTGAGCAAGTTCCGCACGAGCATAACCAGAAGAAGCAGCGAACAAAGTCATATTAGAAGCTAAAGAACCAACTATTTCCGACGACTCGGCTATGCCTATACCAAGACTGTCGTTATTCATCGCTAGGGTTTTCATATCCCCAGATAGTGCTCTGGTATATCCTGATGTCTTAGCTAACGATACTTGAGCCGCATCAAAAGATTGAGCGATACCAACTACTGTAGACGCAAGTCCTTTTAGACTTGTTAGGTCTTGGAAGTTAACTCCAGTTATATCTTGTACAAGCCCATATATGTCACCATATATTTCTTTTATTTTCTCGACTCGTTTTTCTTGCTCAGCTAATGACTTGTTTTGATCTTCTATAGCAGTAGACTTATCTTCTTCTGCTTGAACTGATGCCTGTAAAGCTTCTATCGTTTTTTGGTCAAGTTTAGATCCTGCCAGCTTCTTTTGGACAATCTCGTCCTCAAGTTCAGCACCAGCCCTAAGCAGATCGACAATCTGCTGGGCATCTTTGGCTCTTCCTTTGCTGAGTTTTTTATCTTGTAAAAGTTGCTCAGTGACTTGCTTCTGAAGCGCTAACTGTCTTTCTAATACTTTTGTTGGATCATCAGCCATTTACATCTTATCCTTAGATCAGTTGCGAATTGGCCAATTAATCTTAGCTTCCCGCTCAAAACGTTTAATAGCAACATCAAGCTTGGATTTCTGCTTATAAGTCATGGGATCATCAAGACCATACTTCTTGATGTATTCCATATATCTTTTTTCGTTCACTAAAGCATCAGTGAATCTTTCAATCTCAATTTTATTTCCACGCACACGAACAGGAATCCGGCGACCCTTAAACATCTTAGATAAAAGGTACTGTATCCAAGCCGCAAAAACATAAAGAATATTTTCGTTCAATTCACCACGCCTTGCAGCGCCGAGATCAAACACCATCTCCTTTAATTCGTCTTCTGAGAGCATTTCTGTTCCTCCAAAAAAATACGTGTGCTCAATAAGTAGTTAATTGGATAGAATAATGAAGTTTTATCTGCTACCTGATTTACTACGAGAAAGAGCCGACTCATGCTGCTTCACTTCTTCTTCTTTTTGTTTTGATAACCTTCTCAAGAACCAGCGGCGAAGAACAACAGGTAAATTATAAACTTCGAAAAAGCTCCAGCTTCCATAATATTTTAATTGAAAAAATTCTTCGTGTATCGCTTCTTTATATTCGTCACTTAGGCCAAAAAAAGTCCGCAGTGAGCGGCACCTCCATGTCAGCAGAATAGCCGCAAGAGTTGCACTCAAAAGTTTGCGATAAATCGATGTTTGGAACTATTTTTCCATAAAAGGTTCTCAAGAATCGAGAATCTCTAGCTGGCATAGTTTGTATAAAGGACTTAAGATTGAAGACATCCTGACTTCCATTAACAGAAACGATAAAAGCCTGAAATTGATCCGTCAGGGTAGTGTCCCCGATCTTTCTTCTCGCCTTTCTCTCTGCCTCTTTGTAAAGCTTCATCTCGTCAGCGCCGTTCAAGAGACGGCACTCAACCACCGCCTTACTTAGGGGCAATGTCACAGAAAATGTGTTATACCCCGTCTGCTCTCCGTCATATAATTCTAGAGCAGACTGTGTCTCTGAAACTTTGACATCTTCAAGACTAAAGGAGAAGTCCTCCGCTGTATCACAGGACGGACAAGTAACCTTTGTCTCATACTCAGGCCCATATCCAGTAATGCGGGCTGCTACGATCAGGGCGTTCTTGTCGCCAACAAGAAAAGTATCTAGATTGAGGTCCTTATCAACAAGAAGGTTCTTGAGAAGACGGTCGATAACGACACCTTCTTTTATAAGAGATCTAGAAGTAAGTATGTCTTCTTCTTTCGCTGTCATATAGCGAATTTCTACTGACTCCTTGTTATGGAGAGGATGACTCTCAGCATAAAACTTACCCCGGCTTGGTAAGCTGACAAACTCAGTAGGAACCGACCAGTTAAAGGTGGCTCCTTCTGAGTTGTTTGTTGTCGCAATTGGGGCGGGAGTCTCGTCCACCACAGGGGCGGATGCCCGGTCTTCATTTCTGCTCATTTTGTAACCCTTCTTTTAAAGAAACTAACACACAAAGAAAATTTTGTTAATTTAACTTATTTCCCTTATCTGATTGCAGGTGGACCAGCAGTTCGGCCCTTAGTCCTAAGCTCTGCCCAGTCGAATGCTAGTTCTAAACTTATTTCATTCATTTCGTCAGAGGTATAATCAAGCTGACCACCAAAATCGATGCTAACCATAAATGGATTTATTAGGGTCCAAGTCTCAATTGGATCCCCCTCATCATCAAGTTGTTGAATCTGAATTCTGCCGATGGCCTCTGAGGCTTTTTTCTTACTGAGGCTTGATTTAGCACCCTGTTGGGTAGTGGGATACCTATAGCCCGAAACGCCCAAACGTTGCAAAAACTCATAAGCCAGATCTGGATCAACCGGATCGATTAATGTTAGGGTGATATTGTCCCAAGTAACACGACCGGGATACTTAAAAGTATGATCCAAGTAAGAGTGCTCTACCACACTAACATTTGCCTTTGGCTTTGTAGCGGTCTTAACGGTCCAGATAGGGATAGCCTCCCCTTGACCGTTTAGTTGTACCGCAAAACGATAACGTCGTTTAGGGTCGGTATTAACGTTTGACCAGAAAAGATCAGCAGCCATTATATGTTTCTCCTTGATATATTATATAGTGCATTATAACTTTTCTTAGTCCTCAAAAGAAGCCCCGCTGTTTGTAACAACGAAGTCAATAGCGAAGAACTCTGCCGTGCGGGTAGGCTTGACCAAGAGCTTAGCATAAATAATGTTACGATCTACAAGATCAGGCGTTGTAGTGGTTTCATCTAAGATTAGACGGAAATCGTCAACACCGAACTGAGACTTGACAGAGTCCAACACCGGAGTAGCCTGAGCTAAAAATGCATTCCAAGTCTCTTGTGTATTCGCTCGGAAGAGAAGACGAGAGGCTATGAAGGAAATTTCACGCTTCAAGAAGATCATCAATCGACGAACGTTAATTCTATCAAGTGCTGAACTCGTTTGTTGCAAGGTTTTCTGCCCAAAGATCACAATGCCTTCGGCTGGGAACTTAGCGATGGGGTTAATGCCCACATCATACAAAGAGTCTCTTTCTGAAGAGGTCAGGCGGCGGCTAACATCAAGAACCGGAATTCCTGCTGCGCCTTCGCTTAGTCCACCTCGGGCAAAGCCTGCGGGGGCGTACCAAGGTGCAGCATTGCGATCCGTGGTAGAAAGGGCACCCAAGGCTGCAACAGAAGGTGGGCAGTAAACAAGACGGTTAGAAACCGGATCTTGCACCAGAACCCAAGGATAGTATGTTGCAGCATAGCTGCTGTCAATGTTTCTATCTTTCAGTCCGTCAACTACCTGTTGCACAGTGAAGTTGTTTCTCACAGCAGCACTTGCTGTACTCTCCGTATCAGGTGTGTAAACGTTTTGCAAATCGATGATTGCTAAAGCATCGCCACGCTCTTCTACAGTATCTACTAGGAAGTCTGTCACTGCGTTTTGGGTTACACCGGGGACAGAGATCAAGTTGTATTGGTTCTGTTCTGAGTCTGATACAATATTTATTGCTCTCTTCAGAGTTTCTAACTGATAACTTTCTGTTTCTTTTGTGACACCTTCGAAAGTAGAGTTAGAGAGACGGAAAGGGTCTCGCTCGGTTACATCAAAGCCATCAAAACCACCGTGTAACAATGTGGTAAAGCGGTCGTATCCGGCATCTAGAGTACCCGTATAACTTGCTCTATGCATTGAGATACTTTGTCCGTTTGCCCGGTTTCCATAAGAATATGTTCCGCTCTGAGCAATATTGCTATTTGCTACAAATGAGCCAGAAACATCATCTAGTGAGAATACCCACGAGATGGCCAATGGTGAAGTAGTAGCACTTCCAGACTCGCCCTGTGGCATATTGAGAAGACCATCACGATAACTTCCACTAGAAGCGACATCGAAATCGGTCGAAGCGGGGTTAGTATGAACCGAAGTAAATGCAGCATTTCGCACTCTCAGCCAATCCGATGTGTCAGTATTATAGGTTGTGTCAGTTGAGCTTAGACCAGTCCAAGCACCCCAGTAAACATTTTCATTAGTCTTAGGTGAACCCCAAGCGCTCTGTTTTCTGAGTGGTACAGATGGGAAAACAATTGACCCAGTATAGTGAAGACCGACAGCATTTGCAAGTGCAGCCTGTCCGGGACCAGCAGTACCACTCAAGCTGATAACTTGTTGGGTAGCAGCCGAATTGCCACCCATTTTACCATACTCAGAAGGATTACCACCAGCCACCATAGAGTTGTTGGTACCCATTGAGGCGGACCTATATCTTTCGTGAGCCTTTAGTCCGGGTCTGGCGTTTGGCAATAAGCCACTTCCGCTAATGAATGTTACGTTTCTGTACTGAAGAGGTCCGAAGACGCCGAAAGGTAACAGTCTTGCGTCAAGACCGCCTCGGTCGAGGTCGGCGTCCATCTCTACACGAACATATTTTGATCTATTTTCAAATCGACCATACTGACGATTCGCTTGGTCAACTTCGCTGTAAGCCTCATATTTATCTCCGATTCGGATGGCGATATAATTTGGCGAGGCAGGATTTAGACTTAAATTGTCAAATCGTTCCAGAACGAC